TTAATCACCAATGACGCTATTGTAGAACGCATTAAAGAAATCCTTCCACATAACGAATGGCAAGAAGAACATCTTGTTATTACAGGCGGTGAGCCGTTGTTAGGTTGGCAAAAGAGCTATCCAGAATTATTAGATATGATGCCAAACTTAAAAGAACTAACATTCGAAACTAATGGCACTCAAAAACTAGATACAACTTTTAGACATTATTTGCTAGACTGGACACTAAATCCACGTAACGGATTAGGTCGACGTGGTAAAGATGCATTGACATTCAGTATCAGTGCTAAACTACCTTGCAGTGGCGAAGCATGGGAAGATGCTATCAAACCAGAAATTGTATCAAGCTATGAAGATATTGGTCACGCATATCTTAAATTCGTAGTAGCAACAGAACAGGATATACAAGATGCAGAACGGGCGGTTGAACAATACAGAGCGGCAGGCTTTAAAGGTCACGTATATCTTATGCCAGTTGGTGGTGTAGAAAATGTTTATACGCTAAACGCAAAGAATGTAGCATTGGCGGCCATGAAACGTGGATGGCGTTATAGTGATAGACTGCAAGTACCACTGTTTAAAAACGAGTGGGGCACTTGATTGCCAATTCCTATGGTACAGCAATCACCACCATCTGAAGACTGGGGTTTACGTAGGGCAAGATTTTGGAAACTTAAACTCTGTTGGCTTCCAAAAACGTGTTTTTTAACTAATAAATCTCTTTGGGGTAAACTTGCTTATCACGGTGAAAACTGGATTACCGGTCCAGGTGAACCAGTTGTTGAACACTACTGGATTGAAAAACATGAATTCCTAATTTGGAATTTAAAAGGTAGAAAATGATTGAAACAGTAAATCCTTGGCCTACTGTTATTTTTAAAGAACACTACGATGGTTTTGGTCCCGAGCATGTAGAAGCCGCACGTGACATATTGAACGGCGCAGTTGACAATGGCCATATATGGCTAGAGGATGGAGATGCTCGTAGTTCTGTAACTAATCAAGAAATGTCTCCGGTTAGACATCCTGCGTTCAAAGATTTTTATGCGTGGCAACAGAAAAAGGTAGGAGAAATACTGTTAGAAAAAATGCATCTAGCAGAAAATATTCCTTATTGGGTTTCTAACTGTTGGGTAAATGTTCACGGCAAGGGCGGGTTGACTAAAACACATAGTCACGGAATGAGTGTGTTAAGCATCGCGGCATATATACAAATGCCAGATAATGGAGGATTTATTGAATTTCGAGATCCTTTATTTGAAATGCACAGCATACATAAAAAAGCCAAAGATTACGATGTTCAAGAATACTCTGCTGTTCCCGCAGTAACCGGTGATGTGCTATTCTTCTTTGGATGGTTACATCATAGAACACAACCAAATCAGAGTGAACAAGAACGTTGGGTTTTAACAACTAATTATACATGTGTACGACATGAGGAACTGAAATGATAACAATTAAAAATTTAATAAATGCTTGGAAATCTTTTAAAAGCAAAAGAGCTACCAAACAAGAAGCAAAGAACTATAGAGTAAAGCCAGAACCGCTCGATCCAAAAGAGGCCGCTACAGCAAAACAAGAACCATATGTTTCTGTATTAACCACACACGTTAATAAAGAGAATATTAGAAATGGCTTTTTTGAACTTGACTGGAATGAGTTTTTTATTATACAATTAAGAGAAGCTGGTTATCGCGGAGACAGCGAAGAAGCAATAGTCGATGCGTGGTTTAAAGACCTATGTAGAGACGTTGCAATGGAAGAACAAGTAACCATGGACCGTAGAGGTGCTGGTTTTATAAACGTAACAAGTATCGGAAACGGTAGATCGGAAATTAGTTAATGACTTATATTTTGGTAGATACGGCAAATACATTTTTCCGTGCAAGACATGTTGTGCGTGGAGACATATCCGAAAAGGTCGGAATGAGCTTGCACGTGTTGTTAAACTCTGTTCGTAAAGCATGGAAAGACTTTAACGGAAGTCATGTCATATTCTGCCTAGAAGGTCGAAGCTGGCGTAAGGATCATTACGAGCCATATAAGCGTAACAGACAAGTAGCCCGCGATGCATTGAGTCCACGTGACGCAGAAGAAGATAAAGTATTCTGGGAAACATTTGATGATTTTAAAACCTTTATCAATGAAAAGACAAATTGTACAGTACTACAGCATTCACAGCTAGAAGCCGACGATTTAATTGCAGGTTTCATTCAAGCACATCCAAATGACGATCACGTTATTATTTCAACAGACGGTGATTTTGCACAGTTAATTGCACCCAATGTACGACAGTACAATGGTGTATCAGGTATTACAACAACTCACGAAGGGTACTTTGATGAAAAAGGCAAATCTGTTATTGACAAGAAAACAGGAGCTCCCAAGGCTCCTCCAGAGCCCGAATGGCTCTTATTCGAAAAGTGTATGCGTGGAGACACGTCCGACAACATCTTTTCTGCTTATCCCGGAGTCCGAGAGAAAGGCACTAAGAACAAAGTGGGCCTTAGAGAAGCGTTTGCAGACAGAAACTCAAAAGGATATAATTGGAATAATCTAATGCTCCAGAAGTGGGTAGATCATGAAGGAGTAGAACACCGTGTGTTGGATGACTATAATCGCAACGTAAAATTATGTGATCTTACAGCACAGCCAGACGAAATTAAAGTGCTAATTGCAGAAGCTATTGCGGCTGAAATTGGTAAACAGAAAAATTTACCACAGGTTGGAATTCGGCTAATTAAATTTGCAAGCACCTATGATTTAGTAAAAGTTACGGAGCAGATAGAAAGTTATGCAGACCCATTTGCGGCAAGATACGTGCAGGTTTAAAGATACCTGCAAACACAAACACATTTATTGCAGACACGAGGAAATTATGACAGAAGCACAAGCAAAGCCAGTAATCGATGGTAAGTTTTGGATAGTAGAAGCAGAGGGTGAAAAATTAGGCACTTTAAGCAAGGAGAAGAAGGGTTACTCCTTTATGCGTAAAGGGCAGAAAGTTGATATTACAGATCTAGCAGTTTTTAAAACTCTGTTTGGTATTACAATCAACGAAGAACAACTTAAAAAAGAACGATCTAAAAAAGCTGTACAGGACAATACTGTTAGCAAAGATCACTCGATTTATGAATTCCCTTGCTCAAGCAAACCATTTAATCCAGTATATGATGTTCGTAAAAAGCTACCGATTTACTCAAAAAGCGACAAATCAAAGAGCCAATATTGTGCTGGTTACTATGTAATCAAGTTTAGAAAGGGCTGGGTAAAGAGTTTTTGTCCAAAATTAATCACACTAGAACGTTATGATCACAGAGGTCCTTTCAAAACAGAAATCGAAATGAAGACTGTGCTAACGGCTATGAACAAGTAATATGCAACCTTTAAACACAATTCCAGTAGAAAACTACCTAAACAAGGTCAGAATCGCTTCAAAATCGCATCAAAAAGTGGTCAATTTGCCTATAGATGAAGCAGAGCAACTTGCTACTAGTCTAAGTATTATAATGACACGTTTGAGTGGTGAATTAGACGCTATTCTAAATCAACTCCAAAATCAAACTCCCCAGGAAGAAGTAGTACAGGTCCAAATGGACGGCGGCGGGTTTTAACTACAACTATAATAAATAAGTGCGTATATTTGGAGACGCACTTATTATGAGCCGCCCTAAGCCTAAAGTATTATTAGAAATTACAAACAAGAAAAATTACAAAACAGAACAGGTTTTGGAAGCCGATGCCATCTGGGCAGTATTTTATAAGTCACGTCCTGTTAATCTAAAAACCACTAGTTTGATCGCACATCAGCTAGGACCAAAATACAAAAAGGTCAGCTTTTCAAATAGTGGCCACGCATTCAATCTTGCAGAAAAACTCAACAAGATGTTTAACTGTACAGATTTTTCAGTATTCAAATTAACCACCGGTGAAGAAATCAAACCTCAGTCCTAAGTATAACTTTACAGAAAATATCTATAACCAGATTTCTGTCAAGCCAAAAACTGTAGCGAGTTTTATGAATGTCTTTTGGAACAATCCCAGAGACAAAGAAGAAGGCGGATGGGGCATAACTGAATATGGACATAAGGTCCTGCAGGAGATTGGCCTTACATGTTATCCGATAGATCTTAGCCCAGATACTGTAATTACCAACCAAGTTCTAATATGGATGGATCGTTTCCTAGACGGACCGTGGTATTGGGAAAATAAAAAGACCTTGCATGTCTACAAAGAAAAAACTGCTTTTCAACTAATCCTCTTTTCAGGAGACCTCCACAAGTATGGCTGGAGCATGACTGAAAGTAAAAAGACGTTGTAAAAATACAACGGTTCGGTTTGTCCAAAACTCATTGACATTACTGCCAACAGGCGTTATACTATATACATAGTGAGCGTTACAAGTTTTCTATTTAAACACTTTTTAACTGAGGAATAAAATGGCAAAAGCAGAAGTCAGTACTAACCGTACACAATCGCCCAACGAAGCCAAGGCGGCTATTCGTAAATGCTTTAAGGTAGGTCGTCCAGTATTCATGTGGGGTCCTCCGGGCATTGGCAAGTCAGATATTATCCACCAAATTGCGGCGGAAACAGAGCGTGATGTTATCGACGTTCGTTTAAGTTTGTGGGAGCCCACAGACATCAAAGGTATTCCTTTTTATCACCCAGAGCAAAAAACTATGCAATGGGCACCTCCAATCGAGCTACCTAGCGATCCAAACTCTACAGCAGTTTTATTCCTAGACGAGCTTAATTCAGCGGCTCCTGCTACACAGGCCGCGGCTTATCAACTTATCCTTAATCGCCGTGTAGGTACTTACTACTTGCCAAAAGGCGTTTCAATCGTTGCCGCAGGTAACAGAGAAGGTGATAAAGGCGTTACATATCGTATGCCTGCTCCGTTGGCTAATCGTTTCTTGCACTTAGAATTGAAGCCTAGTTTTGATGACTGGCAGGAATGGGCTGTTGCTAACAAGATCCATGAACAAGTTGTAGGTTATGTTGGCTTTGCTAAAAACGACTTGTATGACTATGATCCAAAATCTAGTTCACGTTCATTTGCTACTCCACGCTCTTGGTCATTTGTAAGCGATTTGTTAGGTGATGACGACTTGCCAGAAAGCACACTAACTGACTTAGTTGCAGGTGCTATTGGTGAAGGTCTTGCTGTTAAATTTATGGCTCACCGCAAGGTAGCTAAACAGATGCCTAAACCAGAAGATATTTTGGACGGCAAGGTTAAGAAGATGGACATCAAAGAAATTTCAGCGATGTACTCTTTGACAATTAGTATGTGCTACGAACTCCAAAGTTCTTGGGAAAAGAAAGCCAAGAATTGGAATGAAATGGCAGATAACTTCTTTGGGTTTATGATGGACAATTTTCCAACAGAGTTGGTTGTAATGGGTTCCAAAGTTGCGCTCACTAACTACCAATTACCGTTTGACGCTAGTAAGCTCAAGAACTTTGATAGGTTCCATGAGAACTACGGCAAATATGTAATGGTTGCAATGGAGAACTAAAAGGGGCCCTTCGGGGCCCTTTTTCATTTAAAAAAAAAGGAAAATAAAATGGCAGTGAAATCTTGGTATTTGAGCATCGTTGATGCTAAAACACATAAACCTGTTTTCCATCAAATGTTTTTTACAGCACCTAAAATGAACGACTTTATTAAAGAAAAAGAGCTTTTGGAAAAATATCCTAAGCCAGAATTCTATTTTGTCAAAGAAAACTATTGACCTTTTGGTAAAAAGAATATATAATATTGTTATACACTGAACTTTTAGGAGTAAAAAATATGGCTGTTATGAAACAAGAAAAGACTGAAAAAGTAGACAAGACACGTGTCTATACAGATGCAGAAAAAAATAAAGTAATTGAAAAATTAACTACTGCACGTGTTGGTCTTTTACTTAAACATCCATTCTTTGGAAATCTAGCTACTCGCATGAAATTAGTTGATGCTAGCACATGGTGTTCAACTCTTGCAACAGATGGCCGTACTTTTTATTACAATGTAGGATTTGTAGATCAACTTACTCCACGTGAAGCAGAATTTGGCTTTGCACATGAAGTACTACACAATGTATTCGATCATATGGGTCGCCGTAACGAGCGAGATCCACAGTTATCAAATATCGCGGCAGACTATGCGGCCAATCAGATTCTTAAAGATGAGCGAATTGGTGACGTTCCGCACATGATTAAAATTTTCCAAGATGACAAATATCGCGGTTGGTCTTATGAAAAGATCTACGCAGATTTAGAGGAAAAGGCAATCAAGATTGACTTAAACCAATTAGGGGAATTGCTTGACGATCACTTAGATGATGAAGGTGACGGAGAAGGTGACGGAGAAGGCAAGGATGGCAACGGTGATAAAGAAGGTAAAGGTCGTCCAAAACTTACTCCAGAAGAAAAGAAAGCTATCCGAGACGAAATCAAAGAAGCAATGATTAGTGCCGCACAAGCCGCCGGCGCTGGTCGTGTGCCTGCAGGTATTGCTCGTATGATTAAAGACCTAACAGAGCCTAAGATGGATTGGCGTCAACTGTTGCGTATGCAGATCCAAAGTCTAATTAAAAACAACTTTAGTTTTGCTCGCCCAAATCGTAAATCGCAAATGTGCGGTGCTATTCTTCCTGGACTTATGAACGAAGAAACTATCGATGTGTCTTGTGCAATTGACATGTCTGGTAGTATTTCAGATGAACAAGCAAATGACTTCCTGTCAGAAGTTAAAGGCATTATGGAAGAATATCAAGACTTTAAATTGGATATTTGGTGCTTCGATACCGAGGTCTACAATTATCAATCTTATACAGGTGATTCAGCAGATGAGATCCATGACTATAAAGTCAAGGGTGGTGGTGGTACCGATTTTGATGCAAACTTCCGTTTCATGAAAGACGAAGATATCGTACCTAAAAAATTCATCATGTTTACTGACGGTTATCCATGCGGTAGCTGGGGTGATGAGGACTACTGCGATACGCTGTTTATTATCCACGGAACCGATTCCATAATCCCACCCTATGGTAACGTGGCCTACTATAAATAAAATAGGTACATTATGGCACTAGCTAGAAAAGAAGTTAATGCTCTTAATGTTTTAGGAGTAAGAAAGTTAGATCATATTCCAGACAATTTTACCAAATTGTCTATTAATGGAGTAGATACTACAGCATTGGAAAGCTGGGTTATGTATAACCTGGAAAGTAGGTTTGCTATTAAAAAAGGTCTTAAATTAGACCTTAATAACAAACTTACTGAAAACCAAGAAATAGGTATTGAGGATCCTAGAGAGATAACTATGCTTACCCTGGCGTGTCCACATTTACATAGGAGATAATAAAATGGCAGATACACAAGATCAAGGTCAAGCAGAACAACAAGCACAAGCTGATGCACAACAAGCACCGGCGACCGCTCCAGATTTAACTATTGCTGATCTTACAAACCTACGCTCAGTTATTGACGTAGCCGCACAGCGTGGTGCATTCCGTGCCGCTGAAATGAGTGCCGTTGGTGCAGTTTTCAACAAATTAAATTCATTCTTAGAAGCAGTTTATCCACAACAACTACCACCAAGCCCTGGTGTAACTGATGGCGTACAACAACCTGATCCTCAGGCTCAAGCCCCAGCACAAGCCCCAGCCGCTCAATAACAGGAGCCCATTATGAAACACATTGGTAAAATGAAAAACAATGGAGCGAAAATTGTCATTGTTTACCGTACTTTGCCAGGTGATCCCCATAGTGCCCTAGTAGTTGGTACACAAGGATTGACTGACATGTATCACGACGGCATGATGACTGTTGTCGAGAGCGATAGTGGTCAGCAAGCAAATGAACTAGCAGATGTATTAGCTGTTCGTAAATTTGCTGACGGAACAAATATGTTGGCATACTTACATACCAACGGACATCTTAAAAAAGTCCCAACAACACAGGTTACGGTTACTCCAAAAGTAAACTCAGACCATATTGCATTAGATGAATTAAATGTGTTGATTGCCGAACAGAAAGGTGTTTTATTAGAAGATTTGGCTGTTAGTGATGGCAGTGGTGAAAAGACTGTTGCTACTAAAAAGCCAACAACTAAAAAAGCTGATAAGGCCGAAGAAGTTGTTACAGAATCTAAAGGCGGGTTAGAACTTACTCCTGCGGAATTGCGTTCACGTGCAGATGCTTTGTTCAAGCAAGCACAGACTTTACGTAAGCAAGCAGATAGTTTAGATCCACCAAAGAAGAAAGCAACAAAAGCAGAAGCATAAAAAAGCCCCTTAATTGGGGCTTTTTTTAGACCTTAACTTCGACTACTCCAAGTCCGTCGGGTGCATTTTCTAATGCCCGTCCAATTACTGCTAGTGTATTATCACCGTCCTTATATGCTTCTGCATATCCCGGTGTTGCGCTGGTAACTAATAAATCACCTTTGTTGATTGGTCCCACTACTTTACATGGAACACGACCTTTAAGGGCAACTGCTACTCCTGGCATTAGATTGTTCATCAAGTGTGCAGGATTTGTAGATACTATACCTGCCCAGCTAGTTGTTGCTCTTACATTACATTCTGTAACTTCGTATTCTCCGCCTATTACTAAAACTGTGCCTGGTTCATAATCCGAATCGGATGAGTAATTTTCTGCCAAGTCAGCATAGTTAGCACTTGTAGCAACACCGTGGAATGTATTACCATATAAATCATTATCAAATGTAGCATCACCGCTAACGTGCAATGTACTTCCAAAAGAACCAGTTCCGCTCGCATATAAATTTACAACGCTTAATCCACCAGAAGAATCTCTTTGTGCGATCGTATTGACCTGAGCACTCGTAGTTGCTTGGAAGGCTCCACCTGTTCCTAGTAAACTAGTTGCGGCTAAGTTAGCTCCCTGGCCTAGACTCCATTGTCCATTGATTGTTCCAGCCGCACCTGAGTTTGATCCAGCATTTAAGTTCGGCGATTGTAAGAATGCTCCATATACTCCAACTCCTGTAATACCACCTGCTCCATCACGTTGTACGATAGAATTATTTGATCCAGATGTTGATAGTGTTACGTATCCTGTACTGCCCGATCCTAGTAAACTAGTTGCTTGTAAAGTAGAACCACTTGCTACAGTCCATGCCCCGGATATTTGTCCTGATCCAGCTTTTCCATTTAACGCTGATGCTGTTAATGCACCAGTACCGCTATATTGTACGATAGCATTATTTGTTCCATCTGTTTTTGCAGTAAAATAATTTAGGCCATCGGACCCCAATAAGGCATTTGCGTAAGTTGCTGTACCAGCTGTTGTCGCCGCAACGCTACCACCACCACCTACAGTAAAGTTACCATTAACTACCCAATTACCTGTAATAACACCGTTACCCGATGAAGGTGTTGCAGGTACTGTAGCACCCGGTGCTGTTAGTGTTGCTGATATGGTATTAGTTGCATATAAATTATTGAAATTATTTCCAGTGCCAGATGCACCCAAGTTAGTTGTTACACTAGCGTTAGGAAGTATAGAATTATAAGACGGAGTGCTACCATCAATGTGGAATACTTCAGTTAGTGTTCCACTCTTTGTAACATTGAAATTAATTCTAGTAGAAACAATATTTGATAAATTACCGATAGTGTTTTGTGTTACGTGTAGGTGAACAACTCTACCTTGACCAATATATATACCGTCATCTGTAGCTACGTTAATAGAACCTGAAAAATTAGCTAGTTCTGATTTTAATAAGAAATCATCACCGAAGTGTACGTTGTTATATCCTTCACTAACTCGAACCAGACCAATAGCAGACTGCGCGGTACCCCATAGATAATATCCGCTGTTTGCAGAACTCCAACCTTTTTGTGAAGAATTACTATTGGTATTAGTAACTCCTTGTAGTGTTATACCTTGTCCTGCTATAGGAAACTTTGTATTCAAAGGAGCAACTGCTGGATCTGGATTTAGTGTAAATCCGGGACTTGCTATTATAGCAGGAACATCATTATTAAGTTGTTGTAGTAATACTGTTTCGCTGATGTTATTATTGTCTACTATTGTTCCTACTACAGTCCCGCTTTGAGTAGAACTTGCTGAACCTATAGGACCAATAAGAATGTATTGAGTGCCGTCATAAACATATAATTTTTCTAGTGACTTATCCCAATATAAATCTCCAACTGTTTGATCTAAGGGAAAACCTGCGCTGTCGTTGTTTATTATCGCTAATTTTTTCCAACCATTAACTGTTCCATCTACGTTGACATTTAATTTCTTATTGGAAGTATCCCACCATAGTTCACCAATAACTGGCTTTGCTGGACCAATAGGATTGGCAAAATTTTCTAACAGTTGTAAGAAGTTTTCATTTATTACTTGGCCATAACCAGAATAGTTCTTTCCAACAAATGTTAAATCAGCCGCTGTGGAATTAATAGTGCCGTCTTGTATAACAGCTATTTGTTTTCCGCTTGTGTCATTTAAAATATATGGCATAATTAACTTCCGTTTCTAAATTTGATTATTGGTAACAATGCAACGTTGCGTGGGCGAACTTCTCCCGCAGTACCTGCAGATTCTGTTCTATTTTTAATTGTCCAAATAGCGTTATCGTTTACACCACCGTCATTGTAACTAGTGTCATTTACTGGCGGATTATCAGACGTATAAAAACCTGCCTCTGGTTCTGGTTGTCCAAGTGCGTTACGTGCAGGATATCCAGAACTACCATCTAGGTTTCTATTGCCGCTCAACGGATTATTTCCATCGCCCTGTATATACCATACGTCATCAAATAAGTGAGAGTGATTACCTAGATCGCCGGCTTGTTCTGAACCTAAATTACGTCCTAAATCAACACCGCGTCCCATATCCCATCCTCGGATAAATTCACCTAGTAAGTTTGGAAGAACAAATTGATTTCCTCCGCCGCCATATGTATATCCAATCGCTGTAAACAAATCAGGATATGATGTAGTAGATACTGTAGATCCATCACAGATCAAGAAACCAGCTGGTGCTGATGATCCGCCGTGATGCATAATCGTACCTGCTGGTATTGCTGTAAAGTTATTGATCGAAGCGTTAAGTGCATTTGTTAGAGCGTTTATTTCGCCTTGTAACTGAGCTATCTTAAAATCAACATAGTTTTTAACAGCATATTGGGTAGGAATTCTACTAGGCTCGTCGGCGGTTAGCATCGGATCGTTATCAAAGCGTGTAATTGAGTTACTAAATGCATCTGTTAACGTTGCTACTTGAGCTGTTAATGCGTTTGTTTCAACTGAGACAGCTTGTACATCTCCAACAACCATAGATTTCCAACTTGACCCAGGAGCTCCTAAGTTATAAGTAGAATCCGTTTCAGGAAGCATGTCACCTTGTATCGACCATTCGCCGATTAAGTTACCTGGTTGATTAAGTCCTGCATCAATCGTTTTAGAAAATATTGTATCAAATCTTTGTGATACGGAACCTAAACTATTACCGTAATCAGTATTAGGAAGTATTATCGTTCCGTTATCTAAGCGCCAATTTCCTGTTACTAGACCTTGCTGACCTAACCCAGGATTGATTGTAGAAGCGTATACTGTTTGCCAACGTAAACCATTCGAACCTAAACTATTACCTAAATCAGCGAAAGGAACTAATTGGCTGTTGTTAGTCAACTGCCATTGGCCATCTAATACTCCAGTTGCAACCGCAGATCCTGCGCTAAGTCCCGCAGAGTAGATATTGCTCCAAATATAACTTTGATCACCTAATTGTTGTCTCTTATTGCCTGCAGGAATAATTCCTTCTTGCAACATCGTAGCAACAGTTGTTCCACCGTTTATAGCAAATCCAAGTTGTGGACCCGCCGCGGTCATGTTTAAATTATCGGAACTATCATCTGCTATAACAGAAGCAGTACCAGATGTTCCGCCTATCTGTAATCCGTTTTGAAAAACCCATGTATTTGCGATAGTTTCATTTACATCTCGCTGTGGATATGTAGTATCTAATAAATTTGGAATTCCATATAGTGCAACATCTGTAGTTGTACTAACATGACGGTCGCTAGCACTATAATTCTTAAATGTTAAACCTCTGTAAATTTCTGGGAAGCCCGTGGCAACTAAACTGCTAGTCGATACGAAAGTTTTCTGAGAGAATACAGCGATTGCTTCTCCGTTGATAACAAGCTCAACCACAGGATGCGGAGATCCTGAATTGTCTGCCACTGAAGTAGAACGCCATTCTGTTTCTAAGAACCCAGGAACACGTTGTGGTCCTACTAGGATGTAGCCACTGCTCGATGTCGCAACATATAATTGTTGATCATCACTCTTGAACCAGAAATCGCCGGGTTGATTAGCTGAAACTGCGGCACCCGATGGATTAATAGTAGCATCAGTAGATGTAGTACTGTATAATGTTACACCTAGTGGTCTCCAATTTGTACCATCATAGGCCATTGGACGTAATATGCCTGCTGTATTGTCAAACCATATTTGGCCTTGTAACTTGTTTACTGGTTCAGATGCACCCGCAAAATTTTCTAATAACCACACAAAGTTATCATTTTGATATTGACCAAATCCAGAAACATTTCTTCCAATAAGATTTAAAGAGGTAGATTGATCTACCTGTCCATCTGGAACTGTTGTTATTAGTGTGTTATCGTATAATCTTATTAGATATGACATCGTTTATTCCTTAAGCGATTGGGTTGCCTGGATCAGCTACCCAAACCTGACCCGATACATAGTATCTATAAATGTGTTGGACACAAACTGGTTGTTGTCCTGGTTGTGTGCTTACAGTAATACCAGGAGTTCCATATAGTACTGCTTGGCTATTTTGTATTCCGCCTTTATCGACAGAAACATACTGTCCTGCAAATGTTACGTTAGTTAATAAACTAGGTAAAATATAATTCAAAGTATTAACACGTGCTTCTGCTTGGTCTGGAATATTATATAATGAACTGCTAGGATCAACCGGTGGTAACATAATATTTAAAAAGTTGTTTATGACGAAGGAATCAACGTTAGCTTTACCGGTGATGTCAACTGTAAACACATATTTCTTACTGGCCGCAATCTGTTGAACGCTGTCAACATAGCCCTTTGTAGCAAGAGTGCTTGTACTATCTGAGATTAATGTTGGTTTAGCGTTGACAATTTTCTTGCCGCTAATATTAATATTTCCAAGACTAGCGTTTTGCAAAATTAGATCACTAGTTGCATCTGTAGTGTTAATAGTCGATGTCGAAACTGATACATTACCAACTTGAATATTTGTAAGTGTTCCAATGGTTGTTAGATTCGGTGCTCCAACAACGTTGGTCAAATTCAATCCACTAGTTCCGTATCCAATAATAGGATTGCCTGCAACGTTTAATGTATTAGGAGAAAGCACATTTATACCGTTATTGAATTCCCACCAAGAATTTGCTGACCTATAATAGATAGTATGATCAACTGTTCCGTGTAACACAATACCAGCGTCATCTAAGTTAACATCCGGTATACTAGGATATGCTAACTCAATAATCTTATTCTGTACCTGTAGATTTTCTATTTGTGTTTCTGTAGCATTGTTGATAATATCTAGGTTGCCCTGTATGCGAACATTACCTGCAATATCTAAATTATAATAGACGTTAGATCCATTTTTTCCTGGAGCATCTGTCCATATACCAATTTGTTTAGTAGTAGGTTTAATTCTAATCGCTGTTATATTACCACCTTGATTCACACTAGCGGCTTGAAATGTTAAATCTTGTTCTAGTGTGCTACTTGATATTGTATTATCAGTAATATTATCATTATAAATCTGTATGCCACCATCAACTGCGTTAATACCGCCAACTGTTACTAGTGTACCTGTGATAACTGCGGTAGCAGTATTAAAGAAAGCTGTAATTTTGCTAGAACTAACTCCAGCTACACCGCCTGCATTACTAGCAGTACCTTGCATTTCTGCTGTAGTTATAAGATTTAAACCTTGGACTAGATTTGTTAAACCACCTAATGGGTTAGCAAGAGTAAATGCAGAGTCAGTTAATATACCGATCAATACACCGTTGTTGTATAGATTAGAAACTGTTCGGAATGCTAATGTACTATCTTGTACTGTCTCAACAACAAATCCTGCTTTTCCTGTTACATCTGAATATATCTTACCTGTTTGCGCATAGTTGCCTGAAATACCATCATAGTATTTTAATTGTCCGTTAGTAGTATCGATCCATAGATCACCTGCTACAGGTCCTACTGGCTGTAGGTTACTAATAATTGGACCACCGACTGGGCGAGGTAGATATGCTTCATTAAACACATATAATCTTCCAGCATTGGTATTAAACCAAATTTGACCAACCATCGGTGCTGTTGGAGGACTGGTGTTAGCAAAGTTTTCTAATAAAGCTACTAAGTTGTCGTTGTAGTATGTTCCATAGGCATTAAAATTTTTGCCTATTAAGGTAAGACTAGTGCTAACCTGATTGATTGTTTGATCAGGTACAGTCGCTAAAATATCACCGTTTGTTTTATTAATCGTATATGCCATAGTCTTAAGTCTTTATTAAGTAGTTTAGATAAGGACCAGTACCCTGGTTGCTTGCTAAACCTTGATTTCTTAAATCTGGAACCTTAAAGTTTCCAGGTCCTGTCCCGCCATAGATAATTCCTATAACTTGATATAGATTATAGTATGGGCTAGTTGGTAATGAACCATCGTAAGCTGTACCATCACACAATAACCATGCTGGTCTTGTAGGATCGTCTAACGATGGATAATTGGTGTTGTTTGCAAAACTAGGTAGCTTGTTGCTTGGACCTGCAAAAGGAATTACACAACCTGTTTGTATCAATCCAAAATATAAATCTTGTAAGAAATCTGATTTCTGTTGTCTATAAACTGTTCCGTTTCCGCTAGCACCAGTATCTGGAATATTATTTCCGTATTGATCTTGGGCTTGTCTATAGATCATTATCTGATCTGATACTCTAGTAGTTGCTGTTGTTCCGCCTTTGGCTAGATAAATTAGATCAGGTGTGGCACGTGTTTGGAATGTAACCGGAGAAGATCCATTAAATGGGATCGATGTTTGTGCATTAGTTTGAGCACTAAACGCTTCCATGCCGCCTTGTATAGTAAACTGCTGAGGCGATGCTAGTGCCGCGGCTGTAGTTGCATTTCCGGCAAATGTTGCAGTACCGCCTGGCCCCGTAAATGTCGAAGCATATATATTTCTAAATGCTAGATTAGTATCACCAATATTATATATGTTAGTTTGACTAGGAACAATCAATGATATTTGAGGATTTGCAGGAGCAGTAATAGGGTTAGCACCAACTGTAAGTGCTTTCTTAAGAATATGCTCACCTGTAACCAACAAGTCGCCGCCTATTCCTGCGCCACCATTTACATATAATGCGTTTGTTATCGTTGAGACGTTACTGCTTGTAGACGAATTTACTACAAGTTGATCAAATGTACCTTTGGTACTGGCAGTTATGCCACCCTCAACTGTTAGATCAGCATTTGTTATTCCTGGATATCCAACATAAACTTGATTGCTGTTACCATCAACTGTGAGCAGTTGTGCTGTTATATTATTTTTTATTGCCTTAAAGACAAATCGGCCACCTGATGTATTAGATGAACCAAATGTATTTAGAAATGTTGCATCATACTGATTCTGTCTTTGTATCGCAAACGTAGGAGTGCTTCCTATTAAGATACCTCTGTCGTTGTTATCACCGAATGTAACAACGCTAGCGAATGTTTGTGCTATATCTAATCTAGCAAAGTTATCTGCTATTACAGGAGCTGTTGAAGAACTTTGTAATAATGCCTTTGCAGAATTAGCTGTTCCGTTAACTGACGCAAGTATAGGGCTTTGTGTTGTACCAAAGTTTTTGGTTGTTACGTTTATACCCGATTTAATTTGTGG